GGAAAGAAAAACTAATTGAACACAAGTGGGAAATTGAACACGCTGGTTTATTTAGTACTCAAGCATCACTAGATAGTGTGCAACACACACAAGGTGCTGTTGACTATGTTCTTAACTATGGTAATATATTTGACTTATCATTAGCAACGAAAACAATTGATGATTTCTTGCAAGATATGTCACAATACCAAGACCCAAGATACAACCAAGACCAAGCTACAGTTTACATGTGTAGTACTGCGGTTTACACTTGGTTCCACAAAATTGGTGGATTCTTTAAGAACAACATTGGAATTGGTAACGTTGTAACTCAAAATGCAGCAGCCAGTGAAAATGTAGCAGCACATGGACTATTTAGTGCTGACCTAGCCGTTACAGGTAGAAAGAAAGTAATGGGACTAGATGTAACTGAAATCTCTACTGTTTATGGTAGCATGAACATCGCAAGATGTGTTGCTTTAGATAGTACTGATGTCAAGATTCTAGCGTTAAACATGAACAACGTAGCTTACAGACCACTAGTTGGTAATGGAGTTAATAGAGATACTGCGGTATACGTAGGAGTTCAAAATCTTGAAAACACAGGTGTTGACAAGAGAGTAGACATCATATTAACAGAAGCTGGTTTTGAATTTATGATGCCAGAATCACACGCTATTTGGAAATAATAGCTAAATTGTAGATGGTCCCCTGAGGTTCTTTACCTCCTTTCTCCCTTGGGGGATTCATCTGCGCTAGGATAATATTATGAAATTATGGGAAAAAGTTAATAACATTACTGGAAACGAATCAAAAGCTAAATTCTTAGTAGAGTTTATCAATGCTGGTTCTAAATTTATAGTATCTTCATTGCCTGAAAGATTCTTATGGTCTATTGCTTCTGAAACTGAAATATATGGAAGAAAATCTATTAATAGTGTAGATACTAATGTTATTGGTAATGGTTCAGAAGTAGCATACGATAAAATATTAGCGGTATATCGTTTTGACGGAACTAAAAGAAGAGTAGCAAATGAAATACCTGATAAAAATATACACGCTACAGATGAATCTGATAGTTTATCTTTTCCTACAAAAATGTTTCCAGCATATTATAAATTAAGTGGTAAAATATATATTAAACCAGACCCTGATTTTAATGACACAAGCTCTAATTTAGAATATACTAAAGTGGGGGAAAGCTCAACGACTACCATTGCACAAAATAATGGAGATAAAGGAGTAATTGTTTATTCAGCGCCCCCAATAATTGACGAAAATACAGAAAACTGGGTATTAACCGAGTTTGAAAATGTATCATTATTGTATGCAGCTTCATTAGATATGTTAAGATTAGCTAATATTAAAGATGCTGAAAAAATATTTGAAGGTGGTTATACAAGTACTGATACTAACACTAAAACAAGTTTAAGTGCTATACACTGGTTAGAAGATGAAGACGCAGAAATGGCTATGGCTACAATACAAGCAGCTGATGGTAATATGAGATTAGCAAATGATAGAATACAAAAAGCTATTAACTTTTATCAACGTGCTATTTCTGAATTACAATCTATTACTGGAGCTATAGTAGCACCAGAAGAACAACAAAGAAGTCAAAGAAGACCTCAAGGAAGAACATCATGAAAGTTTTAGAAATTATGGAAAGAGCAAATACGCGTGATACTAATTTAGTAATTGCGTATATTAAGGATGCAATATTAGAGATACAATCAAACGCTGAAATAAATACTAAAGTAGATAAAATTAATATTGTTAAAAACACTAGAGATTATGATTTACCTAAAGGATTAATAGCAATAAAAACTATTAGTGTGAAAGATACTGAAGATGATAACAAGTATAAAAGAATTAGAAGATTAGCAGAAGAACCATTAATTACTGAGGACACAAACCCATGAGTTATGATACACATAGAAATTTTGCCTACATACAATCAGGTAAATATTTAAAATTATATAGGGTTAGAAGAAATGCTAGTCGTATTATAGATTCACAGGGTAGAGTAAGAGGAGACGATTTAGAACCTTTAGTATATCCAGATGAAAATATTACTGAAGGGTTACGTATTGAATATACTGCAATTGAAAAACCTTTTGTTAATGAAGACCCTGAAACTACAGCAAATGCTAGTTTAAATGATAATAATTCACCAGATGAAAGTACTCATGTGAATTTAAATAGAACATTAAGTTTAGCGGTAGTGTGTTATGTAAAAGCACAATTAGCAGAAAGAGCTGGAAATATAGATTTAAAAGAATATTATATGCGAGAGTTTTATAAAAAAGTAGCAGATAATGAAAGTAATAAAAATAAAGTATTCATGGCTAAACCTATGAGTGCTTATGCAGTTAAATAATAGGAGAAAACAATGGCGAACCCAAAAGGCATAAATGATTATCAGGTTCAAGAAAGTGTTGCACCATATATAAATGCAGTTGTAGCAACAACTAATGACCAAGATACATGTAGAGCAATATACGTAAAAGTTGCTGGTAATTACGATTTAACAGTAAACGGCGTAGCTGTAACATTTACAGGGTTGTTGGCTGGACATATATATCCAATCGCAGCTAGTAAATCAAGTTCAAATAATGTAATATTTTTATATTAGGAGTAAAAAATGATTTCACAAAATCAATACGCAGATATAGAATTGCAACAAAATGCAGATTTTCAAATGACTATTACATTAGATAGTTCACATACTATGACTGAAAATCATAAGTATGCAGCTGTAATTGTAAAAGATTATAAGCATAGTTCATTTACTGGACCAGGAAAAAGTTCAGGTACTAATGGTACAGCGGCTTCTAATGATGTTTGGGAATCAGGAAGTCAAAACGAAGTACACTTTGATGTAGTTGCTGATAGAGGTGACAAAACAGTAGTTCTTACATTACCAGCTGAAGCTATACAATATTTTGATGACGACTTTGAAGGGCATTGGGATTTAGTAGAAAAAGATGACCCTGATGGTGGTGCTGATGCTTGGGTAAGGCACATACAAGGAGATGTATATATTTCTAAAGCTGCAACTAAATTAACACATACATTTACGGCATCGGTGGCATAATGGCTATTAGTGTAAAAGTAAATAGTAATAGTGCAATAAAAACTTCTTTGCAAAACAATAATGTATCAAAAACTGTTGGGGTACAAAATGCTAGTAAAGTTCAAGATAGTTTTAGTATTGATGCTAGTGAAATACCTGTAAGTTTAGATAATAGTACTGCAACTAATGTAAGAGATGCTTTAAATGGAGCAGCTACAATAAGTGCTACGCAAACATATACAAATAAAACAATTGATGCTGATAATAATACTATTAGCAATTTAGAAGTAGATAATATAAAAGGAGCAACATTGGTTGTTGAAAGTGAAGGAATTTCTTCAAATGATAATGATTCAACATTACCAACTTCAGCAGCTGTAAAAGATTTTGTAGAAGGGAGTGCAAGAATAGACGGAGGCGGATTTTAACGTCAATAGGAGAAAACAATGGCAAATGTAATACAAATCAAACGTAATTCGCATTCAAGTACTTCGGCACCAGGTACTTCGGACATTACGTATGGTGAATTAGGATATAACAATAATAATGGTGCTGGTGGTAAACTTTACGTAGGTGGTAAAGCTTCAGATGGTTCTGCTCAAATAGAAGACATACAAGCAAATATTATTGCTGCTATGCCAAAAGCTGATGATGATGGTACTACATTTGGAGTAGCTACATTTGATAACGCTGATTTTAATGCAACAAATGGTGTAGTTACTTTAGCCACAACATCTACAGCTGCGGAATTAAATATACTAGATGGTGCTACATTAGATACTACTGAATTAAATAAATTAGATGGAGTTACTGCAACGACACAACAAATAAATCAAATTGCAGTTGCTGCTGGTACAGCGGCGGCTTCAAAAGCTCTTGTAGTAGATGCAAATAAAGACATAACTGGAATTAGAAACTTAACTACAACTAATAATGTAGTTATTGGTGGTACTTTAACAGTAACTGGTGGAACTGTATCTGCAAATTCAACAGTAGTTGAAGTAGGAGATGTAGCTATAGCATTAGCTAAAGACAATTCTGGTGATGCTTCAGATATAGGATTTTATGGTAAATACGTATCATCTGGAACAAAATATGCTGGATTATTTAGAGATGCAACAGATGGTGTTTGGAAATTTTACGATAGTGTAACAGTAGCACCACACGAAGGAACTGGAGTAGTAAGTGTTGGTTCTAATGGTTATTCATTATCAGATTTAAGCGTAAATCTTGTATCTTCCAATATTGATTGCGGCACATTCTAAGGAGTTAGATGTCAAATACGATTAAAATAAAAAGAGGTACTAACCTCTCAAATGCTGGTACACCAGCTGCGGGTGAGTTAATATATAAAAGCGATACTAATGAACTATATGTTGGTAATGGCTCTACTGCAGCTACTGGTTTAACACCTATTGGTGGTAGTGCTACATCTGGTTCTAACAATCAAGTACTTACTGATGATGGTTCTGGTGGTATAAATTCTGAATCTGGTCTTACTTTTGACGGAACTAAATTAAATGTATCAGGTATTGGAGATTTTGAAGGTTCTTCTAGTTCAGGAGTAAATTTATACTTAGGGCAAACAACAAGTGGTACTGCGTTTATGTATGAGTTTAGCACACACGATGAAGCTGGTGGTATTATTAATGCTGGAGACCATTTACAAATTAAAGGATATCGTTGGGCACAAGATATATCTTTTGCTAGAAGTGGAGAAGGTGGTTCTGTTCCAACTGCGAGATTTCACAATAATGGTAGTAATGGTTATTTAGAGTTATATAAAGTTTTAAATCCAACTACAGATGCAACATATCAAGCTAATGTAAAATTAAATGTAAATGGAGATAGCTTTTTTAGAGGTGGTTCAGTCACTATTGGAGATGTTAGTCCACTAACTACTGGAGGTACACCAAGATTAAGTTTAAGAGGTGCAGGATTAAATATTGGTGCTAGTGCTAGCGATATGTCTTATATCAGAAGAATAGATACTGGTGATTATCAATGGCAGACTTGGAATGGTAGTAATGATGGACAAATTCATTTACAACCATATGGTGGAAACGTTGGAGTGGGAGCAACAAATCCTTTAAGAAAACTTCACGTTGTAGGCAGTATGGCAGTAAATGAAGGTACTGACCAATATTATGGTATTCTCATGGGTGGTGGAGAAAACAACGACCCTAAAATTACAATAGGAGATTGGCACAATTCAAGTGGTAGTATAATGTGGGATTCTTCTGCAAATGTTTTACAAATAGATTCGCAACACTCTACGGCAAACAGTGACATTGTATTTACGGGTAATGATTTTGCTACTGAATATATGCGAATCAAAGGAACTGGAAAAGTTGGAATAGGTAGTGCGGCACCTGCAGCTATACTTCACGTTGAAAATTCAGACGGAAGTAATTTAGCAAGATTTAAAGATTCAGATAGTTCTTATGCAGGTATTATTATAGCAGGAGATACAAATGGTGGTCACGTAGGTAATAGTGGTGGCTATGCAGGAGAAGGGATTTATTTCCAAGATAGTATAGAAGTAATGAGATTTTATGCAGCGGGTAGTGAACAAATGCGACTTACTGGCACAGGGCGATTAGGTATAGGAACTACTTCACCTGGACAAAAGCTACACATTTACGATGATAGCAGTTCTGCTCAGATACATTTACAAACTACCGCAGATGCAAACGCACAAGTAAGACATCAAAATGATAATATTAGTGTTTATACTGGTGTAAGTAGTGCAGACCAATATGTATGGTATCATAGTTCTCTTAGTGCGAATGCAGGATTTATACCTACTTCAGGTATGTTATATTGGAATAAATCTATTTTATTAAATGTAAATAATACTGCATTTTCAGGTAGAGAAACTGGTGGTACTTCAAGAAGTATGTTAAAAATGAACTCTGCTAATCAAATTGAGGTTGGTAATTCAAATAATGTATTAAAAGTACCTGCAAGTAGTTCGATTTTTTCAGGAACATCATCTTTTAACAGCACATTGAATGCTAATAGCAATATTTATTTAGCAGATAATATGACTTTATATGTTGGTACTGATACAACTAATGGATTAAGAATATTTCATTTAGATTCTAATAATAACAATTATATTAGAAGCAATGGTGGTGCTTTAAGTATATATACTCAAACAGCTCAACCGTTGTATTTCAATACAAACAATACTAATAGATTAACAATATCATCAGGAGGAGATGCAACTTTTACTGGTGCAGTAAAATTACAAAGTGAGTTAGACTTTACTGGTAATGGTAATAAAATTATTGATGTAGAAACTTTAGAAGGAAGTAATAGTTTTAGAATTAGACATCATAATCCTGTTGGTAATGTGTTTCACGACGGATTGAAACTTGAAGGAAATGGTGGTGCATCTCTTTATTACAATAATGGATTACGATTTAAAACTACCAGTGGAGGTGGAACATTATATAATGATTGGAATGTTACTGGAGCTTTAAGTTTTGGTAGTATTTCTGGTGCAATAAGCACATCAGGAAATATTAATACAAATGGTGTTTATCAAATGGATGGAACCACCATTATAGACTCTTCAAAAATTCCAATAAACATTCCTGACCCACACGGAACTAATAGAGCAGGTAGTGTATTAGTTACAGACTATGCAGGTGTTACAAGCCCTACAACATCAGGTTGGTACACAATAGCAAGTGCAGCAGCTGCAAACGCAAGAGGTGGTGGTATTATAGGTCTTAGTTTTACTGGCGGTTATTTTACTCCTGCTACTTTTACTTGTGATTTTCAGGTTGATTGGAGCGGTAATTTACTTAGATGTAACGTAAATAATCAAACAAATAATATTACAAAAGTAAGAATTATAGAAACTGGAAGCACAACAGAATTACAAGCATATTTTGTTATTAGTTCAAGTCAGGGCGAAAATACCCAAAGTATGCGTGTATCATTTACACGAGATAAATATAATCCTAATTGGAGTATTGAAAATCCATTAACACAAGAATCAAGTCCAAGTGTAACGGGCGAAGAAATAAATGGCACTAGCATGACTGGAAGAGGTATGAAATTTTATAGTGCTTCTACAGATGTATTTGAAATAAACAATTCACATTTTGTATTTAATGAATTAAGTAAAGATGTAAACTTCAGAGTTGAATCAAATGGCGATGCTAACATGTTATTTGTAGATGGTGGTAATAATCGTGTAGGAATTGGTACAGGTAGTCCTGATAGTGAATTGCACGTTTCTAACAATGTTGGTAATCTTAAAGTAGAAAGCACTGGTTCAAATAATCCGTCTTATATACATATTAAAAATACAACTAACCAGTATGATATATTTAATAATCTTGGAAACTTGCAAATAGATGTTAATGGTGTAGCAACAAGATTTAAAATTCATAGTGATGGTTTAGTAAGAAGTAATAGCAATCATGTTTTTGGTATAGAAAACACTAATTCAAAAGCATATATAAGAGCAAACAATGGTTATTCTTCAGCTTCAACACCTGACTATACTTGGTGGTACAATGACACTTGCGGTATATTTCACCCTGCTGCAAATACGATAGGATTTAGCACAGGAAGTAATGAAAGATTTAGATTATCAGATGATGGAGATTTTAAATTTACAGGAACTGGTAGTAATTTTGAAAGTGTGTTGTCTGGTGGTGTTACTTATTTATTATTATCTGGAACAGCTACGCAAAGAATAGAATTTAGAAATACAAGTAATAATGCTAATGGTTGGATAGGAATACCAAGTTGGAATACAGATGCTTGGCACGAATATATGCCAACTTCAAGTGGTAATGAATTAGCATACATTTATGAGTCATCAAGACACAATTATTATAGAGGATTTACTGTTAATAATGGAGGAGATGATTACGACTTTATTGTTAAGGGAAATAGTGATGATAATTTAATTAAAACAGATGCTGGTAATGATAGAGTAGGTATAGGAGAAACATCACCTGATACGAAACTACACATTAAACAATCTGGAAGTGGTAGTTATACTACATTAAAACTTGAAGATAGTGATAGATTAATGTACTTAGGTAGAGATGCTATTACAGTTAGAGATTTATCAGATAATGCTGCACAATTATATATTAATAGCAATACAACTTTTAGTGGTAGTATAGTAACTGGTGCTAATATAACTATTGGTGGATTATTAAGTGTGACAAGTTCAATTACTACTGGTTATGGTGTAGCATTTAATAATGGTAATACTAACTTTCTTCAATACAATAATAGTGGAGAAAATGTATTGTATTTAAGAGATACTACCAACAGTCAAATGTTATTGACTTATGGTACTAGTAGAACTACTATACATAAAAATACAAGACATGGCGACCAAGTAGAATTTGAGGACACGAATGCTGTAATTAATAGAGTTAGTGGCGATTTAGAGATTAGAACTTATGGTGGTTATGATATTAATTTAATGCCAGCAAATTATGTGGGAATTGGTACTACTTCGGGAGCAGCAAAACTTCATGTACAAGAAGCTAGTACTGGACATGGTTCAGGTGGTATTATAACTGAAACTGCAGGTGCAGATGGTAATGCAGGTATAAGATTTAGAACGAATGGTAGTGATAGATGGGCAATTACTACTATTGGAACTAATGCAGCAACATTAAGAATTAGAGATATTAACAATAGTGCTGATAGAATTAACATTACTTCTGCTGGTGCTTTGCATGTAACAAATGACGTTGTAGCTTTTTCTACTACACCATCAGATAAAAAATTAAAAACAAATGTTAAAGATATTAACTATGGTTTAGATACTGTTATGAAACTAAAACCAAAACAATACGACTGGAAAAAAGACGATAGACACGATATAGGATTTATTGCACAAGAAGTAGAAGAGGTAATACCAGAAGTTGTAAAAGATACTGAATGGTTTGATAACAAAATTAAAACAATGGATTACGAAAAATTAACTGCCGTATTAATAAAAGCAGTTCAAGAACAACAACAACAAATAAACGAACTTAAGGAGAAGTTAAATGGCTAAAGTAATAAGTGCAGCAGATGCTGTAGAATCAACAAAAATGGTATCAATCAAACATACTAGAACTATGAAAAATCCAAATGGTAACGATGTTACTGTTTTAGATTGGGAAGAAACTAAAGATGTTGATAGTGCTATAGCAGATGCAGAAGCTACAAAAGTTAGATTAGAAGCTGAGTTAGTAGATGTAGAAGCTGAGTTAGTAGAATATAACGCAATTAAAGACGCTGAGTAATGATTGGTTATCTTATTAGATTAATTAATCGCATTAAAGGTAAATAATGGCAGTAAGCAATACTAACGTAGGTTTAAACGGAAGTATAGGCAGTGAATGTAAGGTAGTGCAAAATAGCAATATAAGTATATCTGCTATGGCTACATCAGATGTTACTGTTGGTGGTATTACACATACGTATGCTGGACAAAATAGTGGACCTATTGGAGCTTTTGAAAAGATAGGTGGTAGTAATAATCCATTAGCTAGTTCAGCAAATACCAGTGTAACAGCATCACATAGGTCTGCAATAATAAATACTCCACATCATTTTAGTCACGCTATTGGTGGTTATCATGAAACATCTGGTGGTGGATTTGGTGGTGGACAATAACTGTTTTAATTCATAAATTAAAGCACTATTAATAGTAACAAGGAGAAATAAAAATGGCTAAAGAAAAAGTAGAGCAACAACAAGAAATGAATTTAGAGGATACTCTAAAATCCATTGAAGCTCAAATAGCTGAATTACGTGGTATGTATAACTATATTGCTGGTTTAAAAGACCAGGGATTCAAAGTAATACCACCTCTTCCTAAAGAAGAAAAGTAGAAAGGGAGGGGGCTTAGTCCCCCTTACTTTAATTATTAAATAATAGGGGAATACAATGGAAGTCGGTAAAGACACTAAATTTACATTATCTATAGAAACTGCAATCAGTATAGTTGTAACTATTGGTATGATTATAGGTATGTGGTTTACGCTTCAAGCAGATATTGAAGAAGCTAAACTATTACCAGAACCAGAAGTATCACGTATGGAGTATGATTTGAAAGACCAAATGATTCGTGATTCTATATTAAATACTGAAGGCAAAGTAGATAAACTTGAAGAAAAGGTAGATGATATTAAAGAAGATACTAAAATGATTCAAGAAACCCTGATAAATATGAATAATAACTAATGAGGTTTACTAATGAACAACAAATTTATATCATACTTGGTATTAACGCTTTGCTTATCACTATCTTGGTTGCGCTCACAATCAGTCAACTTAGATAGCTTTCAAGAAATACAAGCACTTAATATACAAAAATGTGCAGTAGTGCAAGTTAATGCATCTTGGAATTTTAAAAATAGAGTTAATATAGAAAAACTCGCAGATTTATGTTATGTAGGTGAAATAGATTTAACCAATAAACAAATTGGTGCGGTAATACAAAAAGAATGGAATATTAAAGTTGTTCCTACTATTATTATTTTTAAAGAAGGAAAAGAAATTGAAAGATATGAACCTGGTATCAGTATGAGGTTTGACGAGAAAGAGGTATTTGATAAGATTAAAAAGGAAATTCAATAGGAGATAATATGAATATTGTAGTTAGTAAATTACTTACAAGCCTCTTAAGTGAAAAGATTCTAAAAGCTGTATTATTAAAACTTGGTGATTATTTTATTGCTAAGTCTGATAATAAGTTAGACGATGAAATCTGGGCTGAAGTTAAAAAAGCATTGAAATAGGAGGGCAACATGAACTGTGAATGTGGATGTGGATGCTAGTCAATGCCAAAACAAGAATATAAAATAGTTGGTTTTCATGGTGGTATAAACGATAACTCAGACCCTAAAGATATACAAGAAATAGATTTAAGGGAAGCTGATGGTGTATCTGTAAATAAAGTAGGAAAGTTAATTAATATAGGAGCTAAGGGTTCTGCTTTACCTTCTTTAAATAGTTTAGAAGATACTGATATACAACCTGGATACGGATTGCATTACTTTAGTACAGACTATGATAGTAGTAGCAATAATAACCCAGAAGATTATTTAGCTATCTATAATAAAACAGACAATAAAGTTAAGTTTTACTATAGAGATAAAAATGGCAATAGTCCAGGGTTTTTAAGTAACGAAGTAGTATTTGGTAGTGCAATTAAACCAAATTATTATTACGCAGAAGGTATGTTGCGCATATCTGATGCTAGTCATGGAGAAGCAAGTAAATGGTTTGGTTATATAGATTCTACTTTATATTGGACAAGCACAGCAGGTAATACTAATAATGTGCATGATATTAAAAAGTTTTCTGATGGAAACCAAACATTTAGAACGTTAAACGCTTTAACAAATGGTGAAACAAAACTTTTAGATATTAGTGATGCAAACCCAACTGCAGCTCAAATAGGTACTACTGCTGGAAAAGTAACACTAGGTTATATTAAAAACGATGGAGGAGACTGGACTGGAAATTATGTGTTTGGAGCAAGTGTTATATATAAAGGAAATCAAGAAGGTCCTGTTGAAGCTATTTATAATAACTTTATAAACAAAACTGAAGAAGTTGTGGCTTTATATGAAAATAGAATGTCTTTTCAAGTTTATATATCAATGGGTACAAGTAATACTATATCACCTTCTACAAATCATATTATAGGAAATGAAAATAGAATGATTGGTATTAATTGGTATTTTAAAGAACAAGGTGATGATGAATGGACTTTTTTAAGACATACTGATTTGCGTGAAGGCGGTAAACATTATTGGAAAGTATTTGATGCTACTAACCAAGGTAATCATGGTATATGGGCTGGAGACAATGTTGAACCTGGAGGCGAAGGAACTGGAGAAGTAAGAAGAGAAGGTGTTTCTATTTGGAGTAATGAATCAACTATTGCTAGTGCAATACATTTTAGCGATAAAGTTGATGGTACTGGAACTAGTTGGATGGAAAGTGGTAGTGCTTACAATTCTAGCACACAAGGTAAATCTTATTCTCAAGTATTTTTAAGAGTAAAATTAAAAAATAATAACTCTACTAGCGGTTTTGATAATAGATATGGTTTTTTAAGAGTGTGGGGTGGAGCAGTTTCTCCTTTATATGTTAGTTCAGTAAATGATTCTTTAATACCTTTGAAAACTGGAACAGCTCCTAATCATAATACTGATAGTGTTTACTATATTCCTTTTACATTACCAGGTCCTGCAACTGATAGAGAATTTAGAGTACAGGTGTTAGATGAAAACTTTAATGTTATTGCAGATAGCGGCATTTATACAATGACTATAAGTAATAGTGGAGCCGTAGCTCCTGATGAATATGAGCAAGAGGTAGAAATTGGCTAATTACGCATTAATGAATCCAGGTAAATTTCATTTAGGAGACCCACATGATTTTGCGCCTAGACAAAATAGAATATTTGATGAAAAAAATCACATATCTAGTATTAAGTGGAAAACGTCTGTTTTATTAAATACAAGAGTTTACATAGGTAATGTAGAATTAATTCAATCTGATGGCACTACAAGAGTTTTAAGCGATAGTATGTTTAAAAGTAAAAGTAATAAATATGATTCATTTACATTAGATAGAAGAATTGATGTTGCTGTTGCTGATGGTGAAGAAATTGTGAGACTTGCTACTTTTGCAGATAGAATATTACAATACAAACAAAATACTTTACATATTATTAATGCTACAAAAACAAGAGAGTTTTTAGAATCTTCTCATAAATTTAAAGGCGTTACTCATCATAATGCAGTTGTAGAAACAGATTATGGAGTAGTTTGGTGTAATAATCAAGGTGCTTACATGTATAACGGACAACAAGTAGTAGAAATTACTATTAGACAAGGTATAAGAACGTTGTCAAAAAAAACTTGGGAAGACTTTTATGTAGATGGGAAAACAATGGTAGGATTTATTCCATCTACGAAACAAGTATTATTTGTTAAAAGTTTTGAAGCAACAAATGCCGATGACATATTAGTTTATGATATGGTATTACGTTCTTGGACAAAAGGAACTGGTAGGT